TTGCAGCCTGAATTGTAGTATTTAAGGTTGTCGTTAATTTCCTCTTCAGTGTAGTTTCCCGCAACTTCAATTCTGTAGCAGTAGCCAGCATTATTTGGCTTCCAAAGAGTAATGTATTTATCGCGGCAGAGTTGTTTTCACTTTCTTTGTTGTCACATCCACAAAGTAGAACCTTGTTACACAAACCACACCATCCGGCCATATCCACAACCTCCTTAGCTCAACAGTTATATGCCTAGTGCTTCTTCAACGAGCCTATGACATACCATCTGCCCGTTAATTACGTTCGCGTACTCCCTGTTTGAGTGAGCTTCGCGTAGTTTGCCTGTCGCTTCGTGATGATCAGCGGCAAATAACACACCACTCAAGGGCGAGTTGCTATTTCTTGCTTCTTTTTTACATTCTGGGCATTCAATCACATCTTCACTTACTGGCTTATCTTCCATAATCCGCAATCTCCTTAGCTTATCTGCTCGATTTTTAACAAGATGATGGGCAATGCCCATCCTACTGCTTCTTCATGCAACTAATTTATTCCAGTCTTTTGTGATCTGGGCTAAAACATGGAGAAAGCTACCCGCACCGTACAAATATTCTTCCGTGCTTTTGTCGCATTTTTGGCAGGTTATAATTAAACTCATTCCATCATCCAATGCTATAACTCTTGCACCACAATTGCATTTTGATAGTTCATCTATTGGAGGATCTTCCCGCTTGTTCTTCCAGCGTTTGTAACACGCTTCACAAGTGCAATCTTCTTCATGCTTTTCCATAAATCACCATATCCTTGGTTTTCTCATTCCAGGCGCCTACTATCTTATTATGCTGATCAATGAGATAGAATTCTTTATCACTATAGGGTCTCATTAATTTGATAACAATACCCCTTGTTTTCAACAATTTTTTAATACAATCCCTCGATGTGCCAGGTAAATAATCCATATCTACCTCCATCAAATTAATGATTTTGTTTTACGTTTAAAGCTTCATTTAATTTCTGCAATTTCGGCATCGAAATTGTTTCTTTACCTGTCTCTAAATATTCCTTATGTTTAAAGATCAATGTGATATCAGCGCTTCGAACACCTAATTGCTCTGCAATTTCCTTTTGATTTTTACCTGTTTTTGTATGCAATTGCCGTAATTTATTCGCAACTTCGGTAATGACCAGAGCTTTTTTTGATTCTGAGGGTTTCGGGTTTTTCGATCGTATAAACCGTCTTGAAATACATTTCTTTTCCGATGCATTGTCTTTCCTTAATTATGCTCCATTCTATTCTTTAATACCGTTTCCTTTACCTTAAATACCCATATATCAATTTCCGGATATCTCCCCAGGAACTCCACAAAATCATCACGCTCATTTAAAGTCAGTGGATTTGTTTCTCCAATATCAGCAAGCCCTCGGAAGTTCCATTTCACAATCCAGAGTTCCATTACTCATTCCTCTATTAACTCCTTATTTACAGCATATAAAGAGGCAGCAGTTGCCATCCGGCAACCTTCCAACAATGATCGCTTGATAGCATCAGGCTTATTATAATTAACAGACAACTCTTTAACAGCTGCCTCCATCGTTACTTTCTGCAAACCTTTAATATTAACAGTCCTTTTATAAACTATGATATCCTCCACATTTTCTCCTTATAAATAATATTTTAATCGATAATGCTTAACATCACCCTGCGTAAATTCCACAGAACCAAAACAATCGGCTTCAAACCAGGCAAAACCCTTACAGTGCTTGCAATAGCCATGCGAAATTTCATTTTTTACAGCATTATTTGCAATGCCAGTTATTTTATTTTGAGGTATTGCAGGAAATGAAGGAAATCGAGAAATAATGATGACAGGCCTGCATCTCCCTGTCACCTCCCGCCTACACCATGAGCATACCCGTCTAATCTTAAAAGCCATCTCAAACCTCTTGAATTATCCGTATTAGATAAACAATATCTATCTAATACTTGTTATAAACCAAAACGAACAGCTACTTTTCATCGCATATCCCTTTAACCGATCTTCCTGAATTCTTCAAGGAATTCATCAATACTTTCCCTGGCAATTTCAAGGGCTTCCTGGGGAACTTCATTACCATTCAGCAGCAGATCAATAGTAATAGCAATCCGACAAACCGGATTTCTAAGCCTGTCATAAAGATAGGCGAGAGCCAATGGACTTAACACTCTCAATTCCTTTACTGCCAATCCCTCAATATTACCTGTTGTAATAAAGTTCCCCATGACACCCTCCATTAATTATCTAATATCTTTATAAATGCATGCTCCATCGTTGCTAATTCGCCTGTTAAATCAATGCTATGAGTATGCATATCATAAACTGGATTCAATCTTTTTTTAACTTTTTCGATGATATCACTATCTGTCATGCCGGAAGTTACTGTGCCTGTCGTTATATCACCGAAACGCTTTTTGATTTTGCCGGAATAATGAGTGCTGACTTTACTCGATGCTTTTTTTATCAGATATATTTCATCTTCATAAATTATCTTTTCAGTCATTGCCTCATTCTCCCTTTTTACTTATATCTATTAATTATTTAGCCCTACCCACCTGGGAGTGAGCAGGATAAATAATTAAATATTCTATTCTTCACTTAATCCGAGATAATTGTTTATTTCTTTCCTCGAATAAATTTTTTCATTACCAAATCCCTCTTTGATTGTAATTTCATCACAATTATTTGCATCCATTTCATACAGCAATTCCTCTGCATCAGGAATAGAAACATTAGATTGCTCTGATTTATGTTCAATATTTTCATCAACGAGCTCTATATTAATATTTGCTAAATGAGAGTTATTTTTTCTTGCTTGTTTCTCAGATTCCGCTAGTACAAAAAAATCAACTTTACCACAACTTCCATACATATTTTCACCTGTTACTTTATATTTATTCATTGTCTCTACCTCCCTTTGTTTTACTAATATATAATGCATCCATCATGCCAAGTATAGGAAATAAGAGAAAATAATTGTAAGTCGTTGTTTTATAACACTATTTATTTTAACAGCAACAAGTAAATCTCCTGGTAAATCCAGATTGTAAAATAACCTGACGCTTTTGGGGGGTTTGGGGTGTCCATATATGGACACTATAAGGGGGAATTTTATAAGTTCTTGTTTTGTATAGGTTTTCTTGATTTCAGGTGTAAAGATTATTGACAGTGATGTAATCAGGTTGAACTAAAAGGGGTTTTGAAATTAATCGCCGGAGATTGCGTCTTGTTCTTCTGTTTTTTTATTATTTGACATTCGGTATGCTTTTATGGCAAATAATCCTTCATTCATATCTATATCTATTTTATCAAATCCGTATGATAAAAGCCCGAATATCATTGCTTCAATAAGATGTTCATCAAAGTTACCTTTTATGGAAATATCTTTCATTTATCTAAAATATTAATATTTGCCGGTTATGCTTCCGGCGTTGGCGTTTCGACCCAACCATTCCCCCGGATATCTCCGGCGCATCCCGACTGTATTTTACGCCCAGGGTCAACAGCTTTCCCCCGGTATCGTACCGCTTTCCCGCAGCGCTCCGGTATTATATTTCTGCTCTATCCTCAAACATACACAACCACTTCCCTGCCTGCCGGCAACAAAAGAATTTCATTCTTCCGGAGGCCATTGGATTCGATAAAGAGATCGAAATTCGAATCATTATCTCCGGAAGTGCCATATTCAGTAATCGTAATTTCGAGGGGCGCTCTATCCCGATCTATTTCGAAACGTTTTTCTACTGACAAATCGAAAGTTGTTCGTAATAAATAGGCAAGTGTTCTTGCCGTAATTAATGCCGTATCAGCGAAACTTTGCGACTGTGAATAATACTGGAACTTTATTGGATTATCTTCATAGAGTGACTGTACCGCATCGAGAGAGTCAACGACAAACGTAAAGCGCTCCGAAACATTATCAATAAGATCGATTGATTCAACACGGCTTTCGAGTGTGCCCGTAACTGATATCGAAGATATTGCAGCGACTGCCGAAACCATCGAAATTTCCTGAATACCGACGACATTAAGATTTCGAATGCTTGGCTCGTCAGGCGATAAATTTACGAGCGATTCAATCAGGCTTCCATAGGCCGAAATTCTTTCACTTACATCTTCTATCGCTATAACCGGTAATTGAATCAGAGTCTGTATTTGCCCTGCAATGGAAACAACATCTAGGATCGGCTCGGATATGAGCGCATCAATACCGCGCTTGATTGATGATATCTGTGAGTTTATTGCGGAATTCAATTCGTATACAGGTTTTAAATGGGTATCGACGGCAGCAATAAGGCCATTAACGGCGCCTTCAAATGCTGTTATTTCTGCCGCTGTATTTTGTTGTGTCAGTCCCTCCAACTGATCAGAGGAGGTCTCATTAACATCATTGACCTGGTTGAGTACTACTGATCTCAATTGAGAAACAGAAGGGAGATTGACTTCATCAATCGGCTCTAACCATTCCATTTCAAAATCTGTGACATTTCCTGAATCGACAGGACTGATTGATTCAGTAACGGAAATCAATTGCAAAACCAGCGTACCTTTAGCAGGATGCACAACTTCCCATTTTCCAGTTTCGGCACAGGCCGTAAAAAATCTCGAACTTTCGAGATCATTGTCGGGACCATCGAAATATATAGTAAGAGGATATCTGACAGCGCCAACATCAAGATCTTGCGTTATAGCGCCCTTTACTCCCGGATATTCAAAAATCCCGAGCTTCTTTGAATAACTTCTCGGATTATTTCTCCAGAGTGCTTCAAAAACATTTCCATTTGGTGATGTGAGTGTAATAACAGGTGCAAGCCTGTCTCTCCAGGTCATTAGTTGACCCCCAGGAGAGCGGCGTCTATAGGTGGAGCGCCTACAGTCTCAGTTTTCAGCTTTGAGCCTTCAGGCGCCCCTGCAATATCAAGACGCCCTTTAAATGCAATCTGTTGACGTGCTTCGATCTCTTCCTTATTGGGCGCCTGCCGTTTTTCCTCGATTTCCTCTTCATCACCAAAACCGAGGAAACTGGCAACGGTTTTACCGGCCGCCTTTATTCTCTCCCAGAGTTTTGCCAGTACACCGAATTTCTTTTCTAATTCCGTCAACATAGGAAATAAAAATTTAATGCCTTCCACAATGCGGCTGAATGGATTAAGAGATTGGATCTTTTCCCAGATAAATGTCATCACTCCGAACTTCTTTTCCAGAACCACCATTAGCGCCACAAGCGCAGTGATCGCAAAGATCACAGCCCCGATGGGATTAGCAATCATAACGGCATTTAAAATGCCCCATACACCTACCATGGATTTAAGAACAAAGAGAAACTTGATAAATCCGATGATTGCCTGGGCAATTACAAGTCCTTTCAGGGCCAGACTATAGGCGAGCAAGCCGCCAACAAGAACCGGCATTATGGGTAAAAATGGCTCCATAACCCTGAACAGGGCCCTGACTAATTTAACAGCTATCTTCAAACCATCTATAATTGGCGCAGGATCAAAATTTCTTATAGCTTCTGTTAAAACATCAATTCCTTTTTTGCCATCTATTTCAAAAGCTTCTAAAAATTTAAACCCAAATTCAGTAATTGCGGATCCCAGAGATTTTAATCTATTCCCTAAAGATTTTCTTAATATATCAGCGGTTCTCTGAGAAACACCGCCTGCATTCCTGAGTGATTCTTCAAATTTTTCAACTGCATCTACACCTCTCGTTAAATTGGCTGCTCCTGCTATTGCCCGTTTACCGAAAATAGCCTCCATTATTCTTGCAGTTTTTAAAGTTCCAACACCTTTTAATTTATTACGGATTTCCCCCATTATACTCGAGAATTTTTTCATATTTCCCGTTCCGTCATCTATAGTAACATTTATTTCTTCTAAAGCATCTGCTGTCTTTTTTGGCAATGCTGATAAATTAAGAAAAGCAGTTTTCAATGCCGTAGCGCCCTTTGAGCCTTTGATTCCAGCGCCTCCCAAAAATGCAGTTGCTGCAGCTACTTCTTCCAAATCTATACCCAATTGTATAGCTACCGGAGCACCATCTTTCATCGTTTCAAACATACTTTCAACTGTCACATTGGCTGAATTAGCGGATTTGACAAGCACATCATTTAGTCTATTAAGATTTTTTATTTTTTGAGCGCTATCGTCAACTGCAAGACCGAATGCACCGAGCAAATCACTTGACATATCCGCAACGGAAGAGAACTCTTCACCTGTAGCTGTAGCAAGATTAATCATTGAATTCAATGATCCCATTGCTTCTGTTGAATTAAATCCAGCACGGGCAAGAAAATCAAGGGCTTTTGCTGCCTGTGCCGCTGTAAATTCGGTCGTAGCACCTGCATCTCTGGCCGTCTTTTTTAATTTTTCAAGTTGTTGATTGAAATCGGCCGCATCCGGGCCTATATCTTTGAATCGTACTGTGGCGCCTACAATGGCATCATCAAATTGAATAAATTGCTCTGTGATACCACGAACTGCAGTTGTTAATGATCCAATAGCCCTATTAACCACTCCGGCTGCAAGAATCCCTTTAGTAGTATCCTGAAAACGTGAAGCAGAGCGGGAAGCCTGCCGGAATGATTTGGTCGCTTTGCTACCAAATCTCCCGGCGCCTCTTTCCATTTTGCCGAAAGCTTTGCTGACGCCCTCTTTGGCTGTAAATCGATTTGATACAGCAAATTGCCTTGCAGGCATTGGCTTACCTATCCATTTTTATTTTATCAGCCGCGCTGGCTTCTTCATGGGCAAGTCTTTCATGCCAGCCGTTCCAATACCTAAGCTGATGATATGACATTTTTTCTATTTCTCCAGGTGCAACGCCACGATAAAAAAGATTACCGCTCCATTGATCTATCAGCCGCGCTACACCATAGAAAAAACCGTTGCCAGCCTGTTCATAGTGCCCATATCAACACCTTTGAGCTTAACAAGTGCTGTAGGAGGCAAAGAAGCGAGACTGGCCATAAATGCACACATCCTTTCCTGTGGTCGATTGTCTTTTATCTTATCCATAGCCATACGGGCCTTCTGATCGACAACGCCATATTCCAGCGTCTGTATCTCTCCGGGAGGAAACTTCAAATGCTGACAAACAATTAAATCTTCTGATTCTTCCTTGATTTCAACGCGACCCCTGCGGATGGCCCTGATTAACCCGTTAAGCAATGTTTGCACTGCCTCCGGGCCTTCCTCGATTTCAATATCATCCTTCTCGATATCGTAATAATCGAGCAACTGATCAAGTTGTTCCTTTGCTGATTCTTCAGATAATTTATATTCAGCCATATCTCCTCCTATCCCGCGGCAAACAGAGACCAGGCATCAATGGCTCTGTCCGGTATGATGGTTATTTCCGCCCTGTTTTCTTCAGTTTCTACGCCCGGGAAATCAATATACCCGGTCGTTCGATAAACCGATGTATCGGCAAGCTCGACAGAGATGGGAAAGGGTTCCAATCTTTCCGACAAGCTTTTTAATTGCTCTTGCTCCAATGGATTTGCAAGGACAGTTACTCCTTCGGCGTTAGGACTGCGAAGTGTTTTTTTAAGCATGCTCTTACCGCTTGATGCAATCGCCTCATTTTCATAGGGCGATATCTGCAAATTTATGTTAGTATCGAATGCCACTCTGAGTGACAGACCATCAAGTGATAAATTTTTTATTGACCCGCTACCATCTCCCATAATCCCTCCTTTTTTATGCTGTTGTCAATACAGCAATGCTTGTATCGAATTGCGTTACTGTATCCAAAATACCACCTTCACCGGACAATATAACGGACAAAATATTATCAAAACCGATAGCGCCGGGCCGGATAGTCACTGCTCCCGGTATTTTCAACTGATCGATGGTGAAAGCCGCTTCGAATATCCAGGCATGGTCTTCAAAATCCTTTGTCAACGCAACGAGATCGTCAATAACGGCGCTTACATCTCTCGCCTTTTGCCTGTCCAGCGTATTACCGACGGCGGAAACATTGGCCACAATAGAAATGCCTTGCCATTTTTCAGCCGCGAAATTTCTCCTGACATTATCGATGATATTTTGCAAAATAGAAATGTTCCTCATGGAACGGTAGCCATTTGATTCGACGGGAACAGAATCAGGTCGATAAAATGTTACAACATTCTGCATAAATACATCATCGGACTTGATTTTTGTGGGGCTAATTCCTCCCTTTACGGCAATGTCTCTATTATCATATTGCGACGTCCACCTATCCGCTTTCGCTCCCGGCCAAATCCCGGAGAGAAGCAAATCGATATAGGACTGTGCTGCCCGGTCCTGGTTAATTCTTTCCATAATACCGATGGCCAGGGCGGCAATTTCTGATGGATGATTTTGAGAACCGGGCACGGCTATGATACCATTGGCCCTGTCGAGCTTTCTGGCGTCGGCAATGGCCTGCAAAGCCGTAAGACCGCCTGTGCCCGCCGCAACATCGCCAGTGAGTACGCGGAATGGACGGCCCACAGTCTTGCTGTAAAGACCGACAAAATCATTTCCTTCACCTACGTACGTCGATATAGCATCAAGGGTTGTTGTATCCTGCCCATATCCATGGACACCTCCGGTGAAAAAAGCCTCGTTAGCGTCGTCACCGGTACCGAGACCATCGAGCGCATCCTGCATAGATGGTATGCCTGCGCCGGATGCCATTTCCGTTACCGTAGTAATGACGCCGGCAGGCAACTCCTGTTGTACACCCAGGTTAAATTCAATACTGATATCATTTCCCCAGGGGCCTTTTGATTTTGCCGTGATTGTTACTTCGAAAGTAATCGCAACTTTTACTGCAGTAACGGGTAAATCCTTATTTGCTGTAATGGCTGCAACCGTTGCATCGGCAAGTTGTTCGATAGTCATTGCCGCCGTAACGGCAATAGGTACGGCAATACCGGCAATGTAGAGATAGATTGTACCGGCAAGTATACCTGTGGAGCCCGTATAATCGATTTCACCCGCAGCCGCTACGGCGCCGCCCGCCTCCGATTGGGGCTGTATAAAAGTTTCGATCCCATTTGAACCCTTAAATGCCTGGACTGCAAGACGATGGACCATATATCCGAAGCCGAATTTATCGCCTGCATCTTCGGGACTAAATACTTGTACCGGCGTTTCATCAACGATAGTCAATTTCAGTGGATCATAAGTGCCGATAATCAGGATTTTTCTCGGCACATTTTGAGCCGCCGGCTGAAACTGGGCATTTTGAACACTTGATCCGACAGCGGCGGCTAGCGAATTACTTGTTAATGGCATAATTCCTCCTTTTTTTATGTTGTCGTTACATCAATTCCTGTTTTTTCGACGTCATCATCAACAATATCGACGACAGTACTCATATTTATAGCACCTTCGACGCCGGGGTCTCCGCCGGCCTCTTCCGATACGGAACAGGTAAGCGTCATTGATCCCGTCAATAATGCATATTCACCGGCCGGAACAGGATCATCCTTTTTCGCCTGAGATATCCATCTATCGGAAACGACGCCCGGCGACATACCGAGATCTATATTTCTTGCATCCATTATGACTTGATAAACAATATCTACAAGCTCATCAAAGGATTCATCGGCCAACTCAGCCGCTTCCTGGAAAGCATAAAGTGCATCTGCTTTATCTTCGGGCGTTGCGCTAACATCATTCAAAACTTTCAGATCGAGTTCCGTTGCTTTTGCTGCAGAGAGGTCGATCCGATAGGTAATTTTGTGTTTAAAAGGCCCTTGCAATGCCGAAGCACTTTCAGGGAAGTCTGAACCTACCCAATAAATCTGCACAGATCTTTCGTTATCGAGTGAACTTTCAGCATCTTCCGTCTGATTTTGATAACCGATTGTCCGATATCGACCATCTTCGGCCGGCCCGAGAACAGCACAGGTAATACTTTTTTTAACCTGCCGAAATAACATCATAACTGTTTTGCTTTTTTAGGATAAAGCCGGATATACCCGATTGCTCCACCGCCCTCCGGCGCTCTGCCACCATCGAGAACGAAATCTCTTATAGGTGCGCCCAAAACAGGAGAGTCCGGCATTTTTATAAACCATCGCTCCCTTTTCTGGGGAACCCTGGTCAGACTCGATATTCTTAAAGTGACTACCGGCTCATTAACTACCTGATCCTGACCGGTCACGGGATTCATTACCGTCTTATCATAAAGAATCTGCCCTCGAACTGTTTGAACGGCACCGTCAGGATCTGTCAAAATGACTTCTTTTGACCAATCTCCCTCCAGGGTGATACTCAAATGAGTCTCTGCCAGGGCACGAAGATCGGTCATCAGCCTTTTTTACCGTCTTCTTTCGCCTTTTTAGGTTCCGGCTTTGAAGTACGATATTTAGCCGGACAAAACTTTTCGGGGCATTGGCCCCGAAAAGTCTTTCCACCGACAGTGACAGAAACGCCTTTTGGCAAAATTATGTCAGCGCTCATTTTTTACCTTCTTTCTTGACTGGCTTAGGAGCCTTGTCAACAATCTTATCAACAATCACGCCACTCTCTTTATAGCTTTTGATTGTTTTTTGACAAGTCAATGCTCCTTCCGGGATTTTTTCACCACTGGCAACAACCCCATTTTTAGTTTTTAAAACACCTTTACCAACAAAATACATATTTCCTCCCTCTTATCTTTTAAACATGCAAACCTTGCAGTGTAACAAAGGCATCTGTCTGCGTTGTTGGATAAATAGGGGCTGATTGCGCCCTCATTATGACTGTTTTTTTGTCGGGCGACCGGTATGCATCGAAATGAAACATAGCTGCATCGAGAACGGCTGCAGTGATTCCTGCAGGCAGTGCAGGTGCCATAATGTTGATACCGAAAAGATCCATAATCCAGGCTGCTTCATCAGGGGTTACCGGCAATCTGTCGGGAGGCCCGAAATATCTGTCTGCCCTTGCGTTAATATCGCAAATAAAAGCTTTATCGGAAGGCAGATATCTCACGGTTGAGCCGGCTGAATTAGTATAACGCTTATTATAGTTAAATATCCAGAGTACCCGGCCTTTCGGCGTCCTCAATCTGCCTCTCGCTATCCAGCCTGCTTCGATAAATCTTGCATATTCAGGCGGCACAGGATTATTTGTCGAGACCTCAATCAACTCAAAACGACGATTATCAGCATTTGACTGCACGCCCGTATCCGCTATAAAATCAGCCATGGCATCATCACCGATACCGATAAAATTAGGCTCCATGAAAGAAGCCAATTCGAGACGCTCGCAAGCTGCGTCAATATCTCCGAGAATATCAGGCAATACACCATTCCAGGCCGTGCCCACGGTAATAAAATTCAAGGGATCACGCCTGAAATCATAAATGAGATCGGCATTTGTTGTATCGATGATAGCCGGATGCTGACCAGTCAAAACCGATTGTGAGGCAAAATACTCGAAAGTCCGTACGGATTTTCTTACCTGGTCTCCGAGAATATCCCTTGCATAAATCCTTGCTCTTTCTTCCCTCGTCGAACCTGAAAAAGGATTTTCACCGGCAACCCGCTTGAGAAGCTGATTATTGTTAATATTTCCTTCTTCCTCGATTAAAGGAAATTTACGGGAAAAATTACTGAAATTTTCCGCCAGTGCATTTTTTTGACGAGTCACATCATCTGTTGATGTTCCCCTATTGACTGTGGCAGCAAGACGCCTGCCATTGGCACGCATAATATCAATATCGACGGCCTCAGAATCATTCGTAACAATTGTTCTGGATCCATTAGCCGGATCACCAAAAAAAGCCTGAAAACCGGTTGGAACACCGATAATTTCAGTCTCCTTGAATGCATCGACAAATACGCGGGTAAATAAATCGCTCGTATTTGGTGTCATTTATAAACCTCCTTTATTTTAATTTTCTGCTCTCGCAATATTTATCGTGTTTTCAGGGATGAGAATCTGATCCACAAGATGATCAAACACTGACCTCAGATCAGTTGTACCGATAGTAATAACTGTCGTAAGCAATTTGGAATTCTCTATGACAAGCTTGTTTGCATCGAACCTCACACCGGCAATGACAATCGGCAAATCCACAACATCACCGGCCACAATATCTGCAGCAGGGATATCATCGCCCAAATATATACCCTGAGGTATTGCTGTGCCATCGACTGCGGCTTCATTTGTAAATGGAACCCATTTGCCGGTCGCTGCAACTTTAGCCATTAGTGTAAATTGCAAAAGCGGCGTAGCCCTGCCCGCATCTTGAAGCAGCACTGCATCATCTTCCCGTACTCCGGGATAGCTATAAAGGATAAAAGGCGTGCTATCCAAATTGGCTCTATTTTGTACTGCCATTTCCTACCTCCTTATTTTAATTTTCTTACAGCACTCGGCAAATCGTCTGCGCTGTTAATTTTACCATCATAACCAGATCCATCCTGATTTCCAGGCGGCGTTTCCGGCGCTTTCTTTGTTTCGGTCTGTACCGAGTTTGATGATTTTTTTTCTTTCATAGCATCCACAGCGGCGACAGCTGAAGTCAGCGCCATTATATCCGTCGTGCCCTGGATCACTTCGATAGCGAGCGTCTTAATACTATCAGGATAAGTGTCGGATCGCATAAAAGGCACGGCTTTCCCAACAACAGCCTTTATCGATTGCTCTCCCTCCTCCCGTGCTTTTGCAATGGCCTCGGTATACTGCGCTTTTGCCTTCGGATTTTCTTCCAAAATCTGAGTTAAATCCATATTTTTACTCCTTTCTGCATTCTCATTCTCCTTATTATTTTTTTGAATTTTTGCCTGACCTTTATCGATAGGCGTTTTGACTTCCGGAACATCCCCATTGGGTCCGTCAACTCCATCCCTTATCGATATCGATGTTGAATCTGAACTGTCTTCAAGTCCGTCAGCCAGTCCGATTTCAATTGCTTTTTCAGCAATCACGACCCGGCCTCTCAAATCATCAATTGTTTTTTCCGTCACAATGTTACTATCTAATCGATTTCGACCTTGCAAAACGCGCTGTCGGAAAACGCCATAGATTTCATTGAGTTCTTCAATGACGATTTTCTTGCCTTTTTCCGTTTTCAGATCAGGCACTTTATCAGGACTTTCGAAGTTGGTAATTATAACTTCTTCGATGCCGAAGTTCTCCAGCATACCCGAAAAATCATAAAAATTAGCGACAACGCCGATTGAACCCTGGAAAGCTACGGGAGTTTTAGCAATAATCTTATGAGCGGCAGAGGCCAGCCATTGAGCGCCGGAAGCAATGAGGCCCATATTTTCGACAATAATGTGATGGCTTTCGCTTAATTTCCAAAGTGCCTGAAAAGCGGCGTCACAACCATCGACAGTTCCGCCGGGACATTTCATTTTAATGAAAACCTCACCCCTGTCGGGATCAACGTCTGCCGCCGCCCTGGCTGCGGCATCCATAATATCGACGTAAGAGCAACCCCCCATACCGCAATAGAGATCGACAATATCAGGTCCTTCCACACTGAGAGGACCTTCAATCCTGATTGTTGCATTAATACCGTCAAAGCTATAAATATCATGAGCTTTTGCCAGGGCCTGTTCATATCTGTTTGCTGAATAATCCTGATATTCGACTGAATCAATATTTTTCTTCGCAACAAAACGATTCATTGCATATTCGAGAAGATAGCCCTTTTTTACGAGTAGATATTCTCCGGTCAGCATATTATTCCTAAATTTTTTGATTTAAACGCAAAAAGGCGAGTGCGGTTTCCCGCGACTCGCCTTTATCCTCATCCAGATCAGAGGTTTAGACTATTCTTGCTCCTCTATAATTTTTCGAAGTTGTCTTTTTATGCCCTTTAGACCTTCAATAATCCCTGTCAATGATTTGATAATGGTTATTAATACTACTTTATTGATTTTATATGACATCATATAACCTTTTTTTCATTAGTGCAAGATTTTTATCTGTGATATTATCATATGCCTTTACCAAATAAAGAGCCCACTATCCAGAATATGATGCAAAAAAAATATAATTCCCTTGGTCCATGCTTTTTGTAATTTCCGCTATCTGTTATTGCACATATTGTCCATACAATGCCAAGGGTCCACGTTAATATTATCCCGAAATTAGTCACATAACTCCTATTTTTTAAAAGTGTCCTTCTGTCAGATCAATTACAGAAAAGCGCCTTAAAATAGCAACAATTACAGAAAATACAATCAATAACATCCTCCTCATTTATTTTATATGCATTGATTAAAAAGTCTTCCCCCACCCATTACGGGCAGAGGAAGATAAAAGGATCCGGCATTATTGCCGGGAGGAGGCCTTATTCAGATCATTCAGATCTTTCTGAATGCTTTTTAATATATCATTGGCTTCAACGTCTTTTTGAAGAGAAAGAAGCATTTTAACGCCCTTCAAATTACCTTTTATTCTGCCGATTATTATCTCATTATTTTCATATTCTTTATCATCAATAAGACCGGCAGAATAAAGTTGATCATTAGCAAATTCAACGATAGTAAGATTTGTTTCAACTTGTTTGATTGTTTTCTGAATATCCTCAACTGCCGGAATATCCTTAAAAAGACTGCATGCAGAAAGGCTTAATAACAATAATATAATAAATAAATATTTCAATTTAATCCCCCTTTAATTTTTCAATTTTATGGCCTATACCGATAGCGCCAAGACCCGTGCTGAAATAAGCAATCCCTTCCTTGATCTTTTGCGATCCCAGGGGCTCACCTTCGATGAATTCCGTTATCCCGACTATAACCATTCCCAGACCGAGCAGCATGGGCCCCAGAGCGGCAGTTTTCGTTTTCCATCCCGACATATTCCCTCCTTAATTATAATTTATCTGCAGGCCATTCAATATGCAGCCTGTCAGGTATTTCGAACCGGCCACCCCATTTGAAACCGTATTTTTCAAATATTTGCCCCGCCCTGTCATAATCTTTAATTTCATCTTCATTAATTGTCAATTTAATATTCCAATTTTGACGGGGCCGGGCGTCTGCATGGTGTTTGATGCAATAATCAACTGCCAAAACCCTGCCATAATATTTATGATTTTTCGGAAAACAATATTCAGGAATGTGTTTTGTCGGAAATGTCCAGGTGATTTTTTTGTTTGCTGTTAATACATCAATAAGCCAGAGCCCTGCCGCTGATCTTAATCTGCAAATTTCATTATAAGGTCTGCGGCCTTGTGCATAAAGAGCCAGGTGTTCGAGATGGCTTCGCATGATGCAGGTTTCCAGAATAACGAGACCTTCATCTTTACATTCTTTTTTAGCCGCCATAAAGTGCTCACGCGCAGGCAATACCAAATCTGTTATTTCCCTTAACATTTTCTCCTACGATCCCAAATATAAAGTCAGAAGATTTACTGCAACTGTAAAAATAAACATAATGATAATCCATAATTTTGATGTATTCGTGTCCTGGCCTTTATTTTTTTCTTTTAACGTTGCAATACTGGTTTTCGTTCCTCGATTCAATTTGAATAATTCTTCAATACTATCTTCTTTTTTTTGTAGATCTTTTTCCAGGTATTCATAATGAAATTGCAGTTTCACAATCTTTTCATTATGAATATTGCAGGGCAATGTTTGTATCGATGATTCAATTTTACCCAATGATTCCAATATATGACAAACATGTGCTGTCGCCGGTGCGATTGCATTATTAACAATATCTTTTACTTCTTCTTTTGAACACATGATTATCTTGCAACAATATACTTTATTAAGTCATTTCCCCAGACGAGACCGTCATCGAATATTATATCAAAAACGATCCATCTAGTATAATAAGTCTCAACTGACAGTGGTGATAAATCTGATGGCCCTGGTTTAAAAACAACCTCACCATTTAATATATTTGTAATATCGAACATTGTTGGATTATCGATAGAATTGAATTCAGCAACCGGAGCAATATCTCTGTTTCTATCGCTTTTTTTTGCAAAAAATTCAATAGAAAATTTAGTTGCTGTTGAAAGATTCGCTTCAACGCCATTGATGAAAAATCGGACACGAATATCATTATCATAAGACGTATACACATATTCTCTCATAATTCTATCCTTTTGTTTTGAGTGATTGATTCAACTATTTTTTTGTTATCGCTCAATATACGCCTCTGTAAAGTTATTTTTTTCAGGCTTAATTCATCACCATTCTTAATCCGCACCTTACCAAAATAAACACCATCACCATTATTATAATCTTCTGCTACATCTTCAGATGTCAATTCTTTATTCCAAATGTGTATCAAATCTAATTTTATATCAGCAAATCTAGACCCTTCCTTGTCATATCCTAATAAAAAATCTGCAGATGTCGATAAATTATAATCAGAATTAATTCGGCTCTGAGTTGGATTACTATTTATGTAAAATTCTGCGTTTCCGAAATCATTTCTCGTCCATGCAAAATGATACCACGTTTTTACATTAAGTATCCCAGATTCATGAGATTTTTGGTCGATCCCATTGCCAAAAATAAATTCAATTGTATTTATTCCCGTTTTAATCATTCGAAAACCTTTCAAAGCAGGCAGAACTGTGTCATTCTTAGACAGACAGACATAAACTCCCGTTTGAAAAGTATTAAAATATATGAAACCAGATATCGAAAAAGCCCCTATCCCAGGATCGAGACTACCATCAATAGGATCATCTATCGTAACTTGATCATCAAGTCCATCAAAAGTACCGGAACTGCCTATTATAGCTTCGATGAAATCGAACGTTGCGCCAGAGGCTATTCCATCATTAACGCCCCAAGAATCTTCCCAATTAGCATCCATATTCCAAACTGTAACCAGATTATCTGTTAATGCCATAGCAATATCTTGCATTTATAATTTTAATTATTAACGACATAAAAAACATGGCCTACGATCGATTATTGTATTGACAGCAGAAGCATTCCGTTGCTGCACAATAAGAGATACAGGTACCAAACCCGATGTCGCCTGATCTACAAATAACCCAAATCTTTCGACAGCACCTGAAATTGCTGCCGCTGCTGAAGAATATTCTGTATCACCATAGATTACAAACAAACCACCGCCTGTCCGTGGTGATTTAAGTACGGTATCTACTTTATATTTACCATCATCAGTCATAGCTACAAGACCCGAGCCGGAAGGATTATAATTTAATGCATCGACAACAAGCGGTTTCTTACTGCCTCTCCAATTGATTTCGTTAGATGATAAATGAAGAAAAATAGCAGATTGATTTTCGAAAGCATTCAAAACATGCCGTTTTCCACGGCTATCATATAAAACACCCGAATTCTGTCCTAAAATCAAACCGCTTGTTGCATTGGAAAAAATATCGCCGCCGGTCACGTATTGACTGCCGAAAACTTCTTCACGATATAATCTATCGTTATAATCTCTCGTTCCTAAAGGATCTCTATCATCCCTGATTAATCTTATAGATGCCCCCGGACCTTGTTGCCCGTATGCAGCATTCAACCTGGCCAATGGTACAATATTTAATTTTTGAGATGCTGTCCAGCGCGAAGTTTGGGAAGTATAACCCCCAAAAGTAACGCCTATGAAGCGGCTATTTTCACCGGAAGCAAATTGAGGATCGATTGAAGTCATGCCATCAAAGATTTTCTTTTCACCTTGTACATAAATGCAACAGGGATTTATATCAATTTTTGAATTATCACCGGTATTTATAGTTACTTTACAGGTATCTTCTCCCAGGACAACATCACAAACACCGGTACTGGTATTTAATTCATCAGTTGCCTGCAATCCGAAAACCTGATAACTATAGGCTGACGATGAAAAATAAGCAATGAGCAACAAAAAAATTGTAATTATCTTCATTAGTCACCTCCAACGCAATTAAGCGATACTGTTGGATTGGTGCCGCCCGTAAGTGTCACCAGATTGCCGCGTATTTGTTTTACTCTGTGATTTGCAATTTCAATTGTGGCGATGCCGGCAGATAATTGAGGACCAACGAGCGTTATATCAGCCATACCTGCCGGATCGAATGTTGATGCACCAACATTTCCCTCGATCCTTACCCTGACGACCGCAGGTCCGCCGGTTACGGTAATATCGCAACCCCATGATTCATATGCCTGTGTTACGACGTGCGATACACGAGGACCAACGGACGTGGCATTAGTAAAGAGCACAAATTTTTGATTCAATGCAGCAAAACTCGATGAGGACCACCAAATCAACAACAAAAGCATAATAATTACAGTTTTCTTCATTCTTCTTCCTCCTCTTTCATTTCTTCCATAATTTCTCTTACGACACTTTTCATTTCTTCACTATTTACAGGATTATTACCTGCATAAGCCTTACTCCATGGAGGGATCGCCATTCCTTCGAGCTCGCGGTTTAATGTCGCTTTATTAGCTTCGGCATCAGATCCATTATGATTTCTCGATTCTTTACCAATTGTCGTCACACCGGCCTCGATATTATTGAGACGCGCCTTGCTTGTTTTACCGGGATCGATATCCGGCGCCGGTGGACCAACCCACATGCTATTTAACCATGCGGCACGTAATCTGGGATCACTCCACCCAGGTGCCAAAATACGACCGGCGGCTATTTCTTCTGACATCCACATTTCCACGCAGGGATTAAGATAATCAGCCGCCATTTCATCGCGCCAGATTTGAGCAACGCGCCAGAAAAGCAGCAATGCCCCTCGGCTGGCCGAGAAATTCTGCCCGAATTTCATGAGCAGTACTTCAATGGGCATACCTTTCGAGCTGGCAATATAGGATGTAAAGGAATCGACAAAACGGTCAAATTCAGCTGTCGGCGCCGTATTTTTGACCATTTCAATACTTTGGCCGGCCGGGAGATTTGCTATAAACAAGCCCGGTTTATCGAATGTTGCTTCAGGGACGTCATAACACTTGAGCGGCGAAAGATCTTCGCAGGTTGATTCCTCTGAAGCAGGCTCATTGCCGAATTGTTCACCAGCCGGACCGGCCCTACCTCTTGTCAGCATCCCTTGTAAAACATTATGAGCATCTTCTTTATCTGACGGTTTTACAAAACCCCAGATACTCGATTGAAGAATCGCCTTTTGAATTTCAGCGAGAGTCAGATCTGTAAGCTTTTGAAATTCCTGAACATCATTTCCGAGTCTGGAAAGGCCCCGGCCCTGCCCGGCATATTCGGGCATAAATCCATGAAGCATTAAAAGCCGGGTTCCATCTGAACTTTTTGCATTTATCGTTTTTGGCTCAAATTGGCCATCAGAATTCTTAATCCATACCTGATAAGCTTTTTCGCGACCCTGCCCATCCCGCAAAATACCGTCCTGGGAATTTTGAAAACCACAGGTCGATGTAAAAGCATCGCCCCTGATCTGGTCCGGATCGACGGATTCAAATTGTAGTGGATTTAAAAGAGATTTATCAGGTGAATAATAAAGGCGGGTGAAAATATCATTATCACGGTGCTGAAATACCTGGTATAAACGCTGTGATTGATACCAGGTCATTGTTCCTGATCGATGTTGCGATTTACTTTTTGCCCAGGAATCAAAACGGGTTTTTACATCCCTCGACCATTTATCGCCTTCTTTCGGTGTAATTCCTAAAATCTGAACATTCGGCATGGGTTCCCACCGTAAACCCACATCGGCCACGGTATCCGCCATGCGTGTAACGAGAGCATGGGCTTGTGATGTCTGATGATATGCTACCCTTCCATTACGACGTAATACAGTGTGATTAAAAATAATCCCACTGCCTGACCCTGATATGCCGCCCGGATATTTCGAACCATCTGATCCCCTGGAAGGGCTAAAAGAGCCATGATAATATGCTTTTTTCTGTGTTCCGTTGTCTATCACAACAGGTCGTGTGGCAATATCAACTATTTTTTCGGCCAGATTATCCAGCATTATTGATTTCCGGTAATTTTTTATTCAAAGCTCTTGACATAGCGCTCTCGAATCTTGCTTCCATTTTTTTATATAGAAGATCTTCGTCAATAGAAACGGTTTTATTGAAAACAGGGATGCCGAAAATCCTATAAGTGATTTCGTTCGTTATAAAATCTTTCTTTTTCTTTTTTTTATCTGCCATTATCCCCGCCGTCTTAAATTACTTGTAACAACAGCCGTTCCCCGCAATTCTGATTTTAATCTATTGATTCTGGATTGTGTGCAATTGATCGCGTCGATCAATTCCGTTGTGCTTGAAAATTTTACTTGCTGAGAACCTTCGCCTGAGTCAAAACGGTAGGAAGAAATCCCGCCGCCGGCTAAAACACCATCAAGAGCTGCTTCGAGACTAAGTAATCTCGCTTCGAGCTTATCGATTTCGGCTTGTTTTTCCGCCCTGACTGTTGATGAGAGACATGTCATTTATTAATTTCGGATTAAAGTCTATAAAATATTAAAACAAAATAAAGAGCATGTCAAATATTTAAATTTGTTTGCAGCTGGTAAGCCGTTTCTTTTTCGAGTTTCGCGAGAATCCATTTTTTATTTATAGCCGATAATTCCACCGGACTGGCGCCTAACTGTTTCGCCAGCAACTTTTCTTCCTCGACCAGCGCATCGAGATAAACGTCTGCAGCACAAAGAGCGCCAACCCGACAATCAAGCGCCTCATTTCGACGGCCACCATCGTCAAAACTCCCATCTGATAATTTTTCCTCAGCTGTGAGCATTTTGAAATAATTATCAGATCGGTCTGACGGAAAATCACAAAAACCTGCTTTTTGCTGTTCCGTTATTTGCCGTTCGATTTGTATATGATTATAAATTCGTTGTTTATAAAGTCTTGTAGAAATTTCATAAATTATCTGACTTCCCGAAGATTTGACATTCGTCGCGCGATATCTCCTGAAGTTACCAGCTGCCTGACTTTCCTTTTTTTCCCCTTTTTTGTTTTGAATAACGCCAAAACCTTTTGATGGATAAGTATTTTGCCAGCGCTCACAAAAAGCATAGACGGCATATAAATATTCATGTACACCGAGACCACAATCGATAAAAATCAACTTTACATCGAATTCAAAACCATCATCACGGCGAAAATTAAGGCCTCCCTCATTGGCCCAATCATTCAAATCTTCCCAGGCGCCGCCAAAGGGATCGGTTACTTCACCTTCAATTCTTTTATAGAGTATAGACCAAGTCCGGTAACCGGCGCCGTTTCCTAATATTTCCATCTCAATTCGCGCGGGATTTGCGGCATCTGTCTTACTTCCTTTTTGTACATCGATCATGGCAGTGAGATAAAGTACCCCTTGCGGGATGGTTCCTTCTTCATAACCACCACGCAATTTGAGTACTTTATCAAGCTTTGGTCTTGATCCGCTTTCTCTGAATGGCAGGCCTAAAACCAGATTTCTGGCAGTTTGTGCTTTGTCTGGATCTTTAATGCCTTTATCGAATCTTTTGACCGCATCTTTCCAGGATAACATTCCCACCGGTGAATAGAGAGCACTTATTTGATAAGATCTCAGAAGAGGATCGGAACTTATGGCAGTTGGTTCCCATCTTCCTTTTAACAAAAATTCTGTTTTATGATGATTAAAAAAAGCTTCATGACAATGATCGCAAATATAATAAGCTGCTGTTAATATTCCGGCAGTATAATCCCCCTTAAGGCCAAATGTTGATTCCTGCGAACCCATTTCAAGCGTTTGATATTTATTACAGATGGGACAGGGTATTAAATATCTGCGTCGATCACCTTCTTTATAAGCGGGATCGATTGTTGATCGTTGATAAGTTGTGGGCGTTGAAAAATCAAATATTTTTTTTCTAGTATCCCAACCGTCAGTTCGAGCAAGAGAGACTTCAAGCCAATTTCCTTCGCCTGTTCTAAGTTCCGCCGGTGCTCCATCAACTTCATCACGAATCAAAATACGGACTGAATTAGAACGCATTTTTGCTGCAGATTGGGCAGATGACATAATCAAAAAGCCACCGATAAAATCTTTAGACATCGTTTTATCGCCACTGCGCCTGGTCTTCGTATTTTCAGTTTGTGCAAAAATCTTATGACGAAATCCACATGAATCGATCGCAGGTTCTAAACGTTTAGTTGTCCATTCTTCCAACAGATCATCCGTCGCTGACATGAACAGAATAGGCGCCGGACTCTCATCCATCCAGTAGCATAATATATTTTCTGCCAAAGCGGTGAAACCTAACTGCGGACCTTTCATCACGACTGTTCTTTGAATAGGACTCCATGGACTCATATTGTCCATTATCTCAATCCCATAAGGTGTATGTTGATTGCTCCATTGCCCGGGAAAAGGTGTTCCTGGCGGCAATGTTCGTTTCATTTCCGAATAGGATGAAATATATTCTAAAGGAGGATCAATAGGGCGTTTTAAAAATTCTTGTCGTAGAAATTCAATATCATTGAGAGACATGATTGCCAATGTTATTAGAATTTTCTAGTCCGGAAAGGAATTTGTCAGTTATATGTTTTATATGCTTTAAAGCCTTTGTATGTTCTTCTGATAAAAGTTTACTTACAGCCAATATTTTTTCTGAATCATCACTTTCGAAAATTGCAGCTATTTTAGAAGGTGCCTTATCAGCAATAGGTTTAATTTGATTAACTTCAATAGTGAATATCTTACCGAGTACAAATTTCACTAAGGATCTTTCTATCAATTCTCCTCTCGATTTTCTTCGGTCCTCTGCGGACTTTCTTGCAGATTCGAGATCTTTTAATTTTTTAATATCCTGAGCTGAAACAGTTTCAATATTGATATCTTCGCCCAAATCCAGCAAATTTATTATATTAGATTTTTGTTGATTTGGAGGGGGGGGGGATTGATTGGATTCAATTTCTTGAATCGGTTGTTCTGATTTACTTATTTTCGGTTTAACTCTCTGGGAATTTTTATCGTGAAGATATGCAATAGTATTTGCTCCGGATAAATTTATCTTTTTTTTTCGCCCCTTCCCTTGAATATCAATTTTGCCGGATTCACACGCTTTTCTGATTGCCTCAGCACTGACTTGACAAAGCTTTGCAAAAGCTGTTTGTGTTACCAATTGTTCATTTTTACAAACCTTTCCCATTAATCAAACATATATTACTCAACTACCAAAGTCAACCTTTTTTCAACCTCTCGCACCTCCCCCAACCCGGATCTTGCGACTATTGGG